CGGTGTCCATCCGGTCGGTGAACGGTTCTCTGCTGACGTCTTCTCCGTCTGCGACGAGGACGTCGAACACCCAGAAGTTCATCGTGTGTGGCAGCTCTGAGCTGCCCTTCCGCTGCATACGTTCCGACGTGGACTCGTAGGAGTCGTCTGCGGCCATCACTTCGGCGTCGAAGATCCACTCACCGTCCGGCCAATCGATGTCGGCCAGCTCCGGGAGCTTCTCCGTCTGCTCGTTGAGGGCTGAGCTGAACGCTCGCGCCGTCCCATCCTCCTCGATGTGGATCATACACCGGTAGCCATCGAGCTTGATCTGAGCGACCCACTCGTCCAGATCGTCCGGCTCACTGATGGACTTCGCCTTCATCGGAGCGAAGGCTTCTCCGGCGGTCGGGCTGTCGATCACTCGGTCGTTCTTGACGGCCTCGACGAACTCCGCCGTGTTCGGGATGAGCGCGCGTCCACGTTGGATCTCGTCTTTGGTGTAGCCGAACGACTCGCCCACTCCAGAGCAGATCGTGCTGTGACTGACACCAATCGAGAGGTCTCCCACGACAGCGAACGTCACGACCCGCGGACTCGCGAACTTCTGCAGCATCGAGCTGAACTCTGTGATCTGCTTGTCGCCCCGAAGATCCTCGAGGCTCTCTAAGGCCGTGTATAGCTCGTCTATGCGATCCGAGGTGGAGGACGACGTGTCACCGTACTCCCGGACTGCCTCCGTCACAGAGCCGATCTCAGCGACGTCAGACTCGACGTCTCCGTCGTGCTTCCCGTAGGCGCGGGCGACGGACTTGATCGCCGTCTTCTTGGCGATGCCGATGTCGTCGAACCGCTGACCCGCGAGGATCTCGATCTTGTGTCGCCAGAGGGATTCCTGAGCGATCTGTGCGATCTGTGCTTTCTTGTCGTTCCGACTGCTCTCGTTTTCGAGCCACTCTATCTGGTCGCCGAATTCGTCGATGGATCGTTCGTACATCTTTCTGAGCTCCATCTACCCATAGAACGGTATAGGATATAAAAGTATTGATTTCCATATCTCCGAGGGAGAGTCAGTCGGTGATCTCCTCGAGGTCGTCTGCCAGCTCCTCCAGCTCGTCCTCGTCAGCCCCGAGATACGTGATGATCCCGATGCCGATAGCGAAGACGAGGTAGATCTGGAGCCAGATCATCGGCACTTCACCCGTTGCTAACCACGAATCGACGATGTTCTCCATCGCAAAGACGAGACCGATGCCCGACACGACCTCGAACGGGATGAAGAAGTTCAGCACTCCAGCGATTGCTTCGACCTCCTCACGTAGACTCTGGGGATCTGGCACCGTACCGTCGTTTCAGACGTCTACGGTCTCAAATCTTCCCACGATCTCCCACACTTCCAGCAGTGATCCGAGTTGACGAAGACGTTGTTCGTTGTTCCGCAATCGGGACAGTCTTTGAGTGGCATCAGAGTGCCCCCAGACGTTTGAGTTCACCTGTGCTATACGCGGTATTGCACTCGTCGCAGCCGTATCCTTTCTGACCGGTGACGGTGTCGAGGAGAACTCCGGCTTTGAGCTGTGCATCGGTCGAGCAGTGTGGGCAGGTCGGCATCTTTCTGATCTCCACATACTCGTACAACCCCCTATAATATAAATCTATGGGTATCTATATTCCGTTACGAGGTCTGCACTCACCGTGAACAGGTTCGCCCCGGTAGGAGGACTCGTACCCGGCGATCGGTGTTTGGCACACGAAACAGATCTTCGATCCATCGTCTTGGTCTCGCACCATACCCGAGCTATGACAGACTCGCGTATAGTTACTCACTCCGTATCGACCTTAACCATTGTATGACGACACTAATAACCGTGGTCACACCTGAACAAGTGTATGTCTACATTGGTAGTGGGGTATATACTCCTCCACGCGCTCGGGGGTCCCTCCCTTCTCCCGGTACTCTGAGGAGACGTCCCGGAGGATCTCCTTCAGCTCCTCGATCGGGACTGAGCCACCCTCGGCGTTGATCCGCTCTTTCACCGTCTCGCAGATCACCGTGGTATGGGAGTCACTCGGCCCCGACCAATCGACCATCACTTCGTCTGGACGGGCTCGGTAGGCTACCTCTCGAGCTTTGTTGAGGACGGCTGCGACCTCGCTCCGCACGATGTTCCGCGCGTCGTCCGCCTCCAGCCACTCAAATTCGTCCACTATACGCCCCACAATCGAGTTGACGGACCAACCCTGCGGCTGGGTCAGACTGTCAGTGATCTCTTTGTGGACGGTGAGAGCGGCCATACGGGGGATGTCGTTGAACCCACCAGCCCAAAGAGGATCCGTGAGCTCCACCACCTCGGAGATCCACCGCTGAACGAACTCGGGGACGTCGTCCGAGTCAGCCCACTGCTGTTTACCGAACTTCTCCTCCCAGATCTGCTCCCGGTAGGACTCAAAGAGGATGTCGTCCAGCTCGTCCCATTTACCGTCCGGTACGGTCGTCCCGCTGGTCAGAAAATCTTCTTTGTCCAACCCCTCCCCCGGATCGACCGTGGTGAGCATCTCGATCTCTCCCTGCGCGACGTCCCGGACGTCGTTCATCGTACTGTAGATCGAGACGTGAGGACCGTCCAGCTCCTCTCCGTCAGGCCACGAGTCCGTCCTCCAATCGACGAAGACGTCGTGGCTCGGGAAGTTGACTCCGACGGCCATTAGGTCGCTCGTGAGGCCCATATCCATATCCTCCGTCGCGACGATGCGGAAGATCTCGACCTCGAAGTTCATCTGCTTCGCCATCGCCTCGACGACCGTGATCGGGTACCAATCCTCTTCCACGTCCCCGACGTCCGCGTAGGCCTCCTCGAGTGCTGGATCGGGATCGGCGTGATCGTGGAGCTTGCACCACCCGGACCACTCGACCGGTCCCCGGATCTTCGAGCAGATCAGGTTCCCGCTCTCGTTGGATGCATACAGGTACTCGCAGTTCCCGCACTGCTCCCCACCCGAGGGAGTGCTCTGGTACTCCGAGTCCTCTTTGGATATCTTGTAGTCGGGCGTGCCCGTCCCGAGCAACCAATAGAGGAGCGCGTCCTCCTCGGCTACCTCTTCGGGTACTGTCTGGCGAAAACGCTGGACAGCCTCTCGGACCTCTGGCTGCGCTTCCATCGACCCAGCATCGGGGTATTCGTAACCGGATTCGTGCGCGGCCGTCTGTTCGGCTTCCGTGGATGAACGGTCATCTGGGTCGCTCTGATTACCGATTGTCTCGTAGTAGTAATATTTGTTCCCCGCAGGTCCGTCTCCTTCGAGTGCCTCACATCCGGCTGGGACGTCGTCAGGATCACGAACCCAGACGCGCACGAACCGACTGATCTCCAGATCGTCCGCCTTCTGGACGTAGTCGTCGAGTGCTCGCTCCACGGTGTGATCTTCGTAGACGTAGAACAGCCCCAGATCCTCGTGAGAGTGTACGACGACGTCCTCGGGAGCTTGATGGACGTTGTCGACTCGGACGATCTGTCCAGCCTCCTCGTGAGCGTCCACGTCCTCCTCTTGCTTGGTGGTCGGCCCACCGATCGCCAGCGCATCGTCCTCGTAGTCACTCCAGATCTCCTCCACCTCACCCATCGTCAGTCCGTAGACGATCACCGGACGGTCGTGGTGACCGGAAGCGTGCTCCCACGGCTCGTCTCTGAAGAGGACCTCGCCACCCACGTCCTCGAGTTCGGCGCAGAAGTCCTTCAGATCCTCGTAGTCTTGGAACGGGTCTCCGCCGACGTTCGTGAAGTGAATCGGCTCGTCTTGCTTGTCGAGCTGGAGGACAGTCGGTTCCGGTGGGGACATCGCGTTCTCGATCTCCTCCTCATCCCAACCGAAGAACTGCTGGTAGAACTTCTCTTGGTGACGATCGGAGACGTCCACGATCTGCGGATTCGTCTCGAACTCCCGAACCTCGTTGAACACTCGCCACGACGTGTCGATCTCGTGCTTCTCACAGAACCCGGACGAGAGCTCCAGCGCGTACTGACAGGCGGACGTGTACGTGTTCGGATCCTCTGGCTGCACACGCTCCACGATCTGCTGAACGTAACCTCGCTCATCGAGGAACACCATATCGATCGGGAACGACATATTACGCATCGTCAGACCGTGAGTACCGAACTCACCCCAATCGAACAGCATCCCCTCGTCCCGATCGATCTTCTCGTGGTTGGACAGACCGACGTGACGAGCCTGATCCGATGTGTTCACCCAGACGTGGACGGGGAGATCTTCGTCGTCCTCCTCGTTACGGAACAGCGCGATGGTCTGGGCTTTGGCGTCCTCGGGAAGGTTCTCCTCGTCCTCCACTTCGTAGATGTCACCCTCGGCGGGTTCCCGAGTCGGGTCAGGTGTTTCGGATGCGAGCGCGGTGAACCGCCACATCGAGATCTTCTCTGTGCCTTTGTCGAGGTCGTGGATGTTTGGTTCAGAGCTCATCGTTACTCATCCTCCGGGGGTGCCCGCTGGACGATATCGTACATCTGGCGGACGACGTGGTTCTTGGTGTAGTCCTCCACCCAATCCCCGCCTTCAGCTCGTCGGAGATCTTGGAAGGACTTGTCTGGGTCGTGTGCAAGCGCTGTGAGCCGTTCGATGCCCGGTCCGATACCTGCACCGTTGTATGCCTCCTTCGCCTCAGAGACGGCCTCATCAGCCTTAGATTCGTCCTCGTTCAGAGCCTCCCGAACGGACTGAAGGTACTCGCTGATCTCCTCGTCAGCCCCGCCGTAGGACGTACTTGAGTAGCCGCTCGACCCGGACGTCACCGAGCCGCTGCCACCAGAGTCCTGCCGGTTGTAGGGTTCGTCTGTGGACGGATCCTGCGGCTCATCTGGAGCTCCGCCCATCTCGTTCGGCTCATCTGGACGTCCACCGGACGGAGTCGTGCCACCGGATCCACCCTGACCGGGCGCGTCTTCAGGTTCTCCACCGGCGAGCGCTTCCGCCATATTACCCTCAGCGCCTCCGCCCTGAGGTTCATCGGCAATCTCTCCCTGTTTGATGTCGGCGACGTCTTCGTCAGTCCATTTAGCATCGAGCCCGAGCTGTTGAGCGACCTGAAGATTGTTCAGGTGACGGCCCGTGAGCTGAGCTTCGGCCTGCTCGTCTTCGGGTTCGGGCGGGGACACTCGCAGCTCCCACCCTTCGGCTTTTACCTGTCCGAGGAACGCGGGCAGGAAGACGTTGTCGAAGACGCTCTTGAGTCGCTCTGTGGATCTGTTCGTCACCACGATCTCGAGGGACTGACTCATCCCAGAGGACTCTGCTCCGGCGTCTTGGAAGACCTGAGTGACGCCGAACTTCGAGGAGATCCGGTTCTTGAACCACTCACGCATCTCCATATGCTGCATCGCCGCTGGCTCCTCGAGGAGTGGCTCGAATTTGAGCGGATCGCCCTGTCCATCGGTGTCGTCGATGAACGTCGGGATGTGACCGTCGTCGGCGTTCAGCTTCTCCATCTGCTCTGTGTTCCACGCGCGGACGGACTCGGCGTTCGACGAGCGGATGATGATCGCTCCTCGCGGGGCACGACGCTGCTCGTATGCCTCCTGATACCACGAGTCCATATTCTCCAGCGTCCGTCCCTCCTGCCAGACAGACAGGATCGGCGAGTAGCCGTAGAGGAACGAGGGCTGGTACTCGCTCGCGTGAGCGAACTCACCCCGGATGTAGTATTCCACCGGGTCGCCCATAATGTCGTCCAGCATATAGGCGAATACTTCATAAGTCCGACTTCCGCATTTTTGGCACTCTCCGGGCTTCTTCTCCGGGGAATAGTCTTCGGGGTTCTTCGCTCTGCACTCGAGACAGACCCAATACTCGTTACCGATCTTCCCTGAGTCGTCGTCCACGGAGTAGCGCATCAGATGAGCAGGCGCTCGGTGGACGTCGCGGAGATTCCACTGAAAGACGCTCCCGTCCTCCTCCAGAACGTAGGACCGCTCGAAGATCATCCAGCCATCGTCGAACACCTGAATGTCTCTGGCGACGGTCTCACAGACCTCGAGGAACGTCTGACTGATCGAGGCGTGACGTCCCGGATCCAGATCGTCGTTCGTGTCCCGCATATTCGCCCGCTCGAGGAACGACTCGGCGACGTCCCGATTGGACGGATCAGGCGTGATCATCTCGACCGGCCCCTCACTCGGGCACTCCGCGTGCGGGCAGAGACGAGGGGTGTCCATATCGACTTCTTCGTTGGAGATCTCTTCGTCCAGCTTGAACGGATCGAGTGTGGAGAAGGTGTGATCGCACTCCGGGCACTTTGCTTCCCAGCGCTTCTCCAGCCCCGTGAAGCCGCGTCGGAAGGTCTGGTGGACCTTCGTCTCCACGGAGTTGTTCATAATCGACTGGTTGTTCGCGACGTTGATCAACCAGCGAGGGTCGACCTCGTAGGCGTATGGTGGCTTCGCCTCTTGGGACCCCCGCCCTCGTCCTCCGCGCTGCCCACGACCGAACGGGGGATACCCATACTTCGCGAGGACGCCGAAGACCTCGTTCTCGAACCGTTGTTTCGCCGCCTTCAGCGGCTTTGTGAGTCTACTCATAGTCAGAATCCTCCGTCCGAGTTGAACATCGACTCGAGGCGCTCCATCTCATCCTGCGTCCACGTACTGCCCTGAGATACCGTGTGAACGTAGTAGCGCATCGTGTCCATCCCGTGGTCGTCCTCCTTTTCTGGCGCATCCTTATTATCTTTCCACTGGTAATCGCGGATCTCGTCGACTGTCTTGACAGGAGCTCCCTCGTCGTTGAGGTTCGGATCAGGAGCGTGCGCCAGAGCTCCCGACATAAACATCAGCTTCGGCCCGTCGTCGGCCGTATTGAGCTTGCCCTTGACCTCCTGAACACCTGAGCTGACGTCCTTCTTGGCCTCCGTCGTCTCCACACCGTGACGAGCGAGAGTCGCCCGATCCTCGGCGGAGGCAGGGTCTGCGTAGGACTGCTCGATCCGCATCCCGTCCGTGAGACGCTTGATCTCCACGGCCAGATCCTCCATCAGCTCCTCCGTCCGATAGACCTCTCGGAACATTACGTGCTTGTCCGTCTGAGGATTCCGCGCCCACCACTGACAGACGAACGGATTCCGATACCCAAAGTCGATACTCCGGTAGACACGCCAGCCCTCAGGTGGGAGAGCGAGGACGGTCTCGTACTCGCCGTGATCGATCCTCGAGTCCACCGTCCACTCTCCGGGTAGATCCTGCGGAGGACGGAGGTGGATCTCTGGGTCATACTCGTTGTAGACCAGCCCGCTGGCAGCCACCCACTCACCGTGAATGTACCGGTCGGCGTACATCCCCGTGAAGTTCGACTCCATCGTCTCCACGTAGTCGTTCGGGACGGTAGGGACGTGCTTCGCCAGCTCGTGAGCAGTCATCCGGTAGGCTTTCGCGTCGTCCTTCTCCGAGTTGAAGAACCATTGGTACATCCAATGAGCCTTCGAGGCCGGGTTCGTCGCCGTGAAGATCTGACGGAAGGGGACTTCGTAGCGTCGACCGTTCATCTCCTTCCCCGTGTACCGGAGACGTCCGAGGAGCTGAACCCACGCGGACTTTGAGATCTCGATACCCTCATCCACGAAGATCCATCCATACTGCTGACCACCGATCTTCGTCGGTAGTCCATCAGACCCGCCAGCGTCCAGCCCGTGGTACTGAATCTCTGAGGTGACGGGCTCTTTGTCAGGCCCGCGCGTCCCCGTGAAGTGAGTAATCTTGTGCTTCGTCTGGTTGTGCTCGACGATGTGACTCTCGGGGATTACCTCCTCGAGGAGCGTCTGGTCGATCGTCGAGCTCCAGACGTCCGTGTATTGGTCCCGGACGATCAGCCCACGGTTGCCGGGGTACTTCAGATTCAGCATATAGCCCTTCTCACATCCGATCCGAGACTTCCCAGCCCCGAACGACCCGCTCATCAGAACCTGCTTCTTCGTATTCCGCAGGAACTCTTTCTGCGTCGGAGTAGGCGTGAACGGCTTCTTACGGACGTTGTCGTCGACTCCTCCGCTCGAGGCACTACTCATCAGTTAGCCCCACGGACTCGGTGTCTACGGGCTGAGCGTCCACGTCGACGATCTCAGCATCCGGGAGCGTACTGTCGGCACCGTCGAAGTTGTAGATCTTCTGCTCCACGACCGCGTCCCCGTGGTGCTCGGTACGGACCTCGTCTGGCTCGTCGAGGGACATCATCTCCCGGATGTCGTTCTCGTGCTTCCGAATTTCTCTGAGGATCGCACGGGTCTCGTCGTCGAAGACAGATCGCTCCTCGAATTGATCAGGGGTCGGCGCGTCCAGCCTGATCGTGTTGCTCACGCCGTCCATCGATGGGGGTTTGACGCCCTCGACGTTCTCGAAGTTCATATCAGCCTGCGCCGACTCGATCCGGTGCCCCGTGACGGAGATCTCCTTCTCGTCGAGCTTGTCCTCGAAGAGTTCCCGGAGCTTGTCGAGGCGCTCTTTCTTCTCGAGGAGGATGTCCATCTTCATCCGCTCCTCGGCGGCGGGGAACATTTCTCGAACGCGGTCGCCCATCTCGGTGTCGTAGAGGTAGTCTTTGACGGTGTCTTCGGAGACTCGGAGGTAGTCGGCGATATCGGGGATGTCCCACTCCTCGCCGGATCCCGTCCCGTAATACTTCGCCAACGCGACCCGCCGTCTCTGTTCGACCCGGCGGAAGCGTGGCCCGTCGCGCTTGGCTTTGTCTGGTAGCTGGGAGTCGCTCATCGATAGATCCTTAGATAC